AGTTGTTAGCTAGTGCCATCTGTGGTGCCGTTTCCCACCATTGTCCAGACTTAGCATGACGCATACGCCCGTCAGATAGATTAGACAAACTTATCATAGCTGAACGTCTAACACCACCAGACACAACAACTTCCCCAACCTTGCACATGAGATTGTGACAATCGTAGCTTGATAGTTTACGTCCGGCATTGTGCTTGAACAAACTTACAGTAAACTTAAACAGATCAAGAAGGGGACCAGGACCGGATGCCCTACCTCCAAATATTTTTAGCCTGGCTCCGGCAGGTCTAACATTCGATACATCCCAGGAAGGTATCTCTCCCATGTAGAGATGTCCTATTAGTTTACGTAATGATTTTGCCCATCCCTCTTTACTGTCCTGTACTTTTATGACTGTATCAACGGGCTCTAATAGTTCTGGTATATCAGGAAGTTTGTTAACATACTGTCTCTCCACAGAAAAGCCAACACCCGTCCCACATAGTAGTATATACATAGCCTCATCAAAAGACTTTGGATCATCCACGGGTAAATAACTACAGTTGTACCCGGCTGTATTGTCTCTCTCTAACGCAAGCCCGGCTGTCATTAGGGCTCTCATAGAGGGCATGACTTCTAGTTTAGTTATAGCATCTTTTAGTTGTGGTATGGGTAGATGTCCCTTTACTTTTACAGACATAAAATCGACATATCTGTTAACAGTTTCTTCCCATGTTTCTCTTCTATTTTCGTTTGGTAGCCATCTAGCATATCTAGATACAGCTATAAATTTTTGATAGTCGTTCATATCTTTGTTACCTTTACACTGTTGATTTCAATATCGTCTATATCGTAGAGCAAGTCTTTAATAATATCAGACACAACTTTTTCTCCCTCCTTCTTCTTAGAGGCAGCATCACAGGTCACAGGTAGATGACTGG